CGAGCGCCCACAGCACCACCTTCGCCTTGATCTGGCGGTCATTTTTTATAATCTCAGCAGCCTGAAGGGCATCCATGATAAGTGATTCGTCCAGGTCAGGGCGGCGAGATGCGTAGTGGATGCGACACCACATCAGCACGTCATCTAGTATCGGATCGCGCAGCGGCATGCGCGGCGCTTGCAGGTGAAATTCTTTTGCGTAGGCCAGCGCCTTCTTTGATTTAATCAGCCGGGTTTTGCCCCCGATCTTAACGATCTGTCGCTGATTTGATTTGCTGGCAGGCTCGCCAAGAATCGTGGCCTCCCACAGCCAGCCCATATTTTCCGTATCCAGAAACTTCTCTATTGCCATTTAATCATGCCTGTGTTCATATGTTGCTGACTTACAGAGGTGACATACTGACATGAAAATCACAAACAAATTCGATCTCCCTGATCCTGTGGTCAGGGCGATCACCGCCTTCGATAAGGGCGACCAGCCTGAAGGGCTACGGGTCACGACCCTCATCGACAGCCCCCGCATCTCCCAACTACGGCGGATGCACTACCCCAAGCTGACGGAGGATGTCAGCCAACTGGTGTACCGCGTGTGGGGCAGCGCCATCCACGAAATCCTTAGCCGCGAGACGAGCAACGCTTACGTCTCCGAAGAGCGGTTATCCCATGAGGTGGACGGCACGTTGATCAGCGGAGCAATCGACTACCAGTTTGTCGAGGACGATGCGGTCGATCTCAAAGACTATAAAACGACGGCTGCGTTTGGCGTGACCCAGGGGATCAAGCCCGCCTGGGAGCAACAGCTAAATGTTTATGCCTACCTTATAAGACAGGTCAAAGGCCTGTCCGTGAAGTCCGCCAGCGTGGTAGCATTCATCCGCGACTGGCGGCAGTCGGATGCCGATGTGCGAGAAGGCTACCCCCCCGCTCCGATCCATGAGATGCCTGTCCACCTATGGGCAGAGGACGAGCAAGACCGCTATGTCGAGGGGCGTGTGCGTATCCACAAAAACGCTGAGGTCCAGGCAGACTTCGATGACCCGCCCCACTGCACTGACGAGGAGCGGTGGGCACAACCCACTAAGTATGCGGTGCATAAGGGCAAGAACAAACGAGCGCTCAAGCTCTTCGATGTCGAGGTGGATGCCCAGACATTTGCAGGCGAATCGGAAGACCGAAACATTCAAGTTCGACCGGGCAGGTATGTCCGATGTGAATCGTGGTGCGCCGTTGCGCCATTTTGCGACCAATATGGAGGTGACAATGACTGAAATACCCAAGGAAATTGCCGAGGCTCTGTTCGCCACGGCCAAGGCAGTGGCGGATAATCCGCTGGTGAAGAACATGAGTAATGAGTTTGCGAAATTCAAGTACGTCCCCATCGACGGCTACTACGCCGCCATCCCACCGCTGGCCCTGAAGCACGGCCTGTTCTGGAGATGCCGGGAGACAGAGGTCGGAGGCGAGGGCAAGACCTTCAAGTTCCAGTACTCTTTTGATCTGATCCATGAGGGCGGTGCGACCGTCGAGGGCTACGACATCGTCACGATCTACCACCCGGCACAAGGTGCGCAGAGTAGCGGCTCTGCCCGAAGCTATGCAGACAAGCTGTTCATGCGCACCGCTTTCAAGTGCGTGACGGGAGAGAAGGACTCAGAGTTCTTTAGCAGGGAATCGGAGGAAGACTTCGATCTGGGTGATGCTGATGCTACCGACAACAGTGATGAGAAGGCCAATGCAGAACAACTGGATGACGCAATAAAGATTGAGCGGCCAAAGCCTGTCGCCGTCAAGAAAAAGAAGGATGATGCGGCAGCGACGATGTCTCTGGAGGAATGGCGCAAGGGATTGCTGGCACACCCCGAAAGCCCGGTCACCGAGGATGGTGACACGGTAAGCATTGCGCAGCCGAGCAACGATGAGGGAGCGGACCTCATCCTGAAAACTTTCAGTACCTTCATGCCGCGCATCAATGCCTACAAGGACAGTAAAGAGTGCATCACCGCACTCAATAAATTTTATAAGACAAATAAAACGGCAGTGACGGCCCTCCGAGAACTGAACCCGAAATATGAAGGGGAGGTCCTTGAATATTTCAAAGCCGCGAAGGCGGCTGCCAATACTGGCAAAATCTGGAACCTAGAGGAGTAAAGAAGATGGCGAAACTACAATTAGGCGGCGGTGCAATCTTCCGCAACCAACGCAAGGTCGAGCGGCTAACATTGGCTGCCGAATACAAACCTGACGGCCACCCCAAAGCCCCCGAACTTTCGGGGGATGTCGGCTTCACCAAGGAAGCAGTGAAGATGCTGGTCGCGCAGTTCAAGGACGGAAAGACAGAGGTCAGTCAAGTGACCAACCAACACGAAGCGAAGCTGGAGATCGCTGCGTCGATCAAGATGCAGCGGGATGGAGCCACCCCATATCTTTCGGTCTGGTTCTCTCCTCCCTATGAGAAACCATCCGAGCCAGAGCCAGCCAGCGATGACCTCGACGATGACATCCCTTTCTAGCCCGACAAAGAAGGAACGGTGGTGGGCGTGGCACTTGGAAAATCCCCACGTCTACCACCTCTTCAAACGATTCACGCTTGAGGCTCTGGCAAAGCGCAGGCACAAGCATCTGGGTGCATGGCTGGTAGTCAACCGCATCAGATGGGAGACGAGCATCGAAACGACGGGCGAAGACTTCAAAATCAGCAATGACTTCATCGCCTATTACGCCCGTCTTTTCATGGCCCACTACCCCGAACATACGGGCCTGTTCCGAACCAAACCATTGAAAGAAGAGAGGGGGCAGCATGAAGGCCACTGACCTGCTGAAGGAAGCCGCCGACATCGTTGGTGGACCACGCAACAAAACACATGGCGACATCGATGAGTGCTTCAGTCTGGCGGCTAGGTTCTGGTCGCTTTATCTAGGGGTCGAGGTAAGGCCCCGACAGGTTTCGCGGTGCCAAGAACTTTTTAAGATTGTCCGCGAAGTAGTTGGTTCGCCCGGTGAGCCAGATCACTATCTGGATTCATCAGCCTATGCCGCGATTGCGGGTCACCTGTATTCAACATTTGAGGGGGAGGAAGAAAATGGTGGGAGCTAAAGGAAGGCCGCGCCGAATGGACACGGCCCACTCGACTTATAACGTGCTGCTGCCCGACACCACGATCACGGCAATCAAGGAGGAGGCCGACACCAGTGGCGTCTCGTCTGCACAGGTGGTCAGGAGCGTGCTGGCAGATGGGCTGGGGAAGAAGGCGGGGACCATCCGGAATTGGTGCAGTGCAATAAAGATCGCCATGCAGGCCGCAAGGGATGCCTATCCCTCACCAAAATTTCCGGACGGCAAGACACTGGGCGACCAGATCGCATCGAAGATCGCAGCCGCATCCGCCAAGGAGAAGGATGCCCCTGATGGATGAGCGCGGGGGTGCCATTAGCGGGCCAGCCGCCCTCACTCTCCACGATTTTGAGATAGGGGTGATCGATGGCCACGCCGCAGAACAGGAGCTAATGGACCTGGGCTGGTCCAGCGAGGCGATCAGCAATGCGCTGAGTGACCGGGAAAGTGGAAAGGGACCGGCTGACTAGACCGGTCCCTATCCTGGGATCACAACTCTGAGGTGACATCAGAGAGCGCAACAGTGCGTAGCACCGTGCGCGGTACCCTTATAGCACATCGTGTGGTCTGGTGTCCATCAGGCACAGCATGTTGTTGCACCGGGTTGCACCGGGTTTCACCGGGTATCATTCATTTCTTTCCTGAAGCAAAAGCTGAACCTGTCAGTATGGCCCCAAACGCCAAGTGAAACAGGCCACCCCCCATTAATGTAAAGGGGTTGTGTTGCCCTGTGAGCTTCTTCATAAGCTCCATTTGTACCATTGGCTCTGGGGTACTATTAATAATTTCCATGAACAGGCTTATATCGGGGCGATTAATACCGTACCAGATAGGAACAAACATAAAATCATAGAAGCAGATCAGCAAATATATGATGAGGGCCGTCCAACGCCACGCCATCGTCGCCTTTTCGTGCGCTGAAAGTTCTGTGGCCATCTAGATGCAAGGCGGCGTACATCGCATGTCATTAGCCAACACGATGATTGCCGCCGCCGCTATCGCCACCAAGGCCAGTATTAGCATTGCCCACTTCATATTCATTCAGAACCTACTTCTTTCCACCACTGATACCGTTCTTACCGATATCGTCAAGCTCATCTTCCAGTTGCTCCCGCCGCTCTGCCCTGGTTCGCGCCCGATCCTTGCGTGGATGAAGCCCCCAGACGGTACGCGCCACCACATCGTGAGAATAAACCTCCTCCGATAGCAGTCGTATCCTATCTATTAGCCGAACAATAATTACTTTGCTCTCGGCAATGTCCTCGCGCAGACTATCGATCTCACGATGAATATGCTGTTGCTCTTCTTCCAAGTCCCTGGAGAAGCGGCCCACCAACCAGCGCAGTAGCCAGAACAGGCAGTAGCCTAGAGCCATCGCAGTCAATACTGGGTAGCCAACTGTCTCGAACAGCTTGATGAATGCGGTGACGCTCACGTTCAGTCATGTCCTCAACGCTTACCGATCACTGCCCTGGCCTTCGACATTGCGCGGTTGCCAAACCAGAAGCTGAGGATCGCTGAGAAGATAGCCATCACATCCTCAGTCCAGGCAGCTTGTAGTGCGGTGACCCAGTCGGCACCTTGCGTGGTCATCAGGCTGTAGATGATGCCGCCCTCGACCGCCAGGAAGGTAAACATGAAAAGGTAGGTAATGACCGGCCTGACGCTGGCTTGCAGGCTGACCACCCATCCGCCCCGCGCCGCCAACGCCATGTCGTGTTCATAAAGTTTTTCTGTCTCGACAATCTCGGCCTTGGCATCAAGCTCTTCCAGCTTCATGGAGGACAGGGCCTGGGCGTACTGAGCCTTGGCCTCCAACATCGCCAACTCTTGTTTGTTCGCCTGCCCCTGTTTGAAGAAGCCAAGTATTTCCGGGACAATAGATGTTCCGAAGCCCAGCAAGCTGCCGAGAAGAGTGATCATTTCTTGCGTCCCTTGGGAAGTGGCGACCCGCCCTTGCCAACGTACAGCCCGAAGAAGGCAGCGCCTGCACCCACGATGGTGGAGATGAACGCAGCCTGCGCGTTGGTCGGATCAGGCAGAGCCATGAACCAAGTCGTGCTTTGATAGAAAGCATATATGTACGCGAGCATAATCAGGCGCGGGATCACCCTGAACTTGTCGAGCAACCCCGCCACCTGATTGTACCATGTATGCGCCTCATCCCCGGTGTCGGGCACCAGATCAGAGACCAGCAGTTCATACTCGCGGGAGGTCTCAACGACCTTGACCGTGTCGTCAGTCACGGCTCTTGCCCTGTTCTCTAAGGACCAACGCCATTGCCGCAGCAACGATCCCGGCCCACATCATCCACGACAAACTCATCATCACCGACAGCCCGACCAGAACAGCAGCCGCTGCCGCCCAGCTTGACGGCTCTGAAACTCTGCCAATCACCCAGTCCCATGCCTTAGTCATAATGCTATCTCCCATCTTTCTTCTCCTCTTCAACTTCCCTAACCAGTGCAATCATTCTTTCTGCTCGCGCAGTTGTCTGCTTGTACCATCTGGAATCAATCATCTCGTCTGCTGCATCGGACCAACGCCCGTCGCTAATCGCAGCACGAAATTTCTTGAAACCTGACAGCCTGCTTCGTCCTAGTTGAAACGCCATAGCAGCGCAGACCAGTTGAATATTATCCGGTAAATATTCAAAGTGGTCAAATAGCTGCCAGCAATCATCCTCGACTGTTTTCAGGTCGGCCTCGAACAGGGCGGCCACCCTCTCCTCGCTCACCGGGGTGCCAACTTCACAGCCATGCTCTTCGTCCTCTGGCAGAATCAGGTGACCGATACCGCACGTCGGATAGCCAAGGTGGTCGAGGTAAACCTCATGCTTGATCCCCTCTTCCCGCTCAAGGATTTCTCGTAGCTTTTCGCGCATGTTACGGTCGAGCCAACGACTGTGTCCGCAGCTTACGGACGCCACGCACAATCTCGTTTGACATGCGATCAATATCGTCTAAAGCCTTACGTTTCTGGCTGGGCGTTGCTGAACCGTCCTGCTTGATCTGCTTGCGGAACAATCTCATTTCGTCAAGCTGCCCCTTGAGTTCTTTGATTCGGCCAGCGTTGGCCTCCAGGTTTGCCCGCGACCTGATAAGATAGTCCTCTCTCTCAACATCCCCTGCATCTCTCAGATTATTGAGGGTGCCAACAAAGAGGTCCAGTTCATGGTACAGATCATAGAAGGTCTGCACCGGGCCTCGGCCCTGGTTTTCCTGCAAGAAACGACCTAACACAGGCCACTCATCCAGCCTTCTGGCCTCCCTCTCTGGCAACCCAGCGGCCACACGGCCCACCGCATCCGCTGCCATCAAGGCGTAGCTTCCCAGAGTGCCGACATATCCACGGAAGATATGATCCACCTTCTGGGCACTCAACCTGCCGCCTGCCTTATCGACAGCCTCGGACAGCATGATGGCAAAGGGTGATGTAAATGTAGGATCGGCACCAACCCAGCTTTCGTTCTTCCCCTCCCAGTAGCCAACCACCGGCCTATCTCTATAGAAGCTGTAGTTCACCACGCCTTCAAGCACGGGCAACGCCCACTGTGGTGTCGGGTTGAAGTTCAGGGTGGTGCCGCCATGACGCAGTATCGCATCCCAGGTTTCCCTGCCATCGGACGATCCATCAATCAGCCTCAAGATTCTTTCGGGGATGACCTTAAACACGACCCCCACTTCAAACGGGATGGGAATGCGAACGGCAGGAGCTTCCTTGCTCATGCCAACCCATGTCGGCGGGATGATCCAGTAATTGTCCTTAATGTACTCAGGTGCGTTGTGATACCAGGGGTTCTCGTCTTCATCGCTGTGTGCCTGGGCGAGATAATATCCGGTAGTCAGGGCAATGATTGTAGCGGCACGCCAGTAGAACCTTGTCTTCCTGGCCTGCCGATCCCAGGTTGTTACCTCTCCCTTTGTGCCGCGATGTAGCACATCAAGGCCCTGGACACGGGCGTTGAGGAACGGAATGATCGCCGTCATGTAGCGCATCGCCGCGCTTGCCCCCTTGCGGGAGAAGTTGATGACCTCCAAGGCCTCCGTTAAAGCCTGCGCTTCATTGCCCGTTTCCTTTAGGACCCTGTTATAAACCGCAATTCTGGTAGAGGTATCGGAAGCCCCGGCAAATTTATCCCAGGCTCTCCATATACGGCTTGGCGCGTCACGCATACGGACACGCCGCCCCTCCTTCTGATGTTTCTTGAATGCCTTGGCGGCACTAGCAGTATCGCCCTTGAAATCGTAGCCGCCATAAACACCCCCTGCCTGAAGCGCCAAAGCACTTGAGCTTTTCATCAGGGCCTCACCGTAACCGCGCATAGTTCCGACAACCGGCATGATGTTGACGCCTGATGTCGTCCACGCCGACAGCGTATCTCTCAACATATTAGCGGCCATGAAGCCGGGGTCCTTGGTGATCAACTCTCTCAACAATTGAGCGGGCAATGCTTGAAGACCAAGGAAAGGCATATCTATATCGTTGGTGGCGATCAGGGAATCGATCAGCATCCTGTCGCCCACCCAGTACCACTTGGTTTCCCCGTTGACGCGAATGCCCAGCGTGTTCGGATGCGGGCCTGTCGTGTCATCCGGCGCTGCGTCTTCGGAGATTGGACGCGCCATGCTGTCGCCCATCATGCGCAAGTCCCTGACGCCACGGCTAACTGCCACGTTCAGCATGGAAGAACTGATAGCTGCGGATGCATTCTGCAACATATTGTTGAGAGGATCACGAATCCTCTGGCTACTGGCCGTGATATATACCCGCCGACCGGTGCCCTCGTTTAGCTTTATAAGTTCTGCAAGCCTCGCTTCCAGTTCAGGACTGTCACGTTTGATGTATGCCCTGGTGTCAGCGACATCCCCGACCATCAGCCGATAGACGGGCTTGCCGCCCTTCAATTCCTTGGGCTGCTTGAGGTTCTGGAAGCTGGGGAAGAACTTATTGTTCTTGGTGTCGAGGCTTTCAAACAAGGTCTCTCGCGTGGGGGTGCCGTCTTCAGCAGATATCACCTGATAATTAACGCCCTCGTCCGCATAGAACTCCCGATAGAAGGGAAGGTAATCGGAGTTGGACTTCCATAGCTCGCCCATCTGTTCGGAGATAACGCCCGACTTGATCATCAGGTTGACTATGGAATTGTTCCACAACTGATACCTCTGATGCGCCAGCCTGATTTCAGGGTGCCGCACGCCTAGCTCCAGCCCAATTTCAATGTCCTCCTCGGAGAACATCCTTTCTCTGCCCTCGGCCTTCAGTCTTCTGGCTCTCACTGCTCCTGCGTAGGCAGAGGACTGTTCCATCAGGCCAAGGTTGTCTACCTCCTGAAGGATTGGCACCAGTGCCATCGGGGGACCCCATTTCCCCCCCCAACTTACATCCTCTCCCGTAACCACATCCCTATAAGCGGTATCTATGGTCAGTTGCTCTATCTCTTTCCGGTATTCCTCCGCTATCCGTGGATCACGATGCGACAACTGGCTTTCATTCAGGGCATGAAAGAACCCGCGATTATATATTGGGGGGCCAACTGTTAATGCAGCAGATATGACTCCGGAGGCCCTGGTGAACTGGGCAAACATGGCAGAGGTGGAAGATTCCGCAGTGATCTTGTCAACGAAACCGCCCTTCAGCAGCTTCTTTTCGGCTGCCGTCCATCCTTCAAATTTATCCACGACCCAGTAACGGAAGCGGCTGCCGATATGTTCCTCTGAGTTGAGGCCCAAGGCACGCATGGTCTTCTCAAAGAATGTCTCGTTAGGGCCGCTATCGAAGAGGCGGTCATAGTATTTCTGTTGCTCGCGTGTCTCCTCGTTGTCGCGGCCACGACGGCGCACACTGTATTGCTCTCTCAGTGACAGCAGCACCCGCTCCCTGGGCTTGGCTTCCGCCGCTGCCCGCTTTGCCGTGACGCTGGCACCGGGGTTGACCTGTGGCAGAACCCTTGGCTTGACCGCCCCTCTCTCCGCAGGCAATGCAAAAGCCGTGGTCAGGCTGAAGAAGGTCTCATCTATCAGGTTGGGGTATGCCTCTATGAGACTTTCAAAGCGATTGAAGGATGCCTCTTTGAAAACAAGCGTGAATGGATATGGCCATTTAGGGCTGGGATTATCCCAGCGCAGGACAACGCTGTCTCCGCTCTCGCGCAACTCAAAGTTGGCAGCCTCTGGTGTGTTGCGGGAATTTCGATAGGCACTGAGCATCCCATCAACGAAACCCTGGACGGAATCAAAGGGGGTGTTCGCCTGGATGTCGGTCAGGTGTTTATCGGCATGGCGGAGACCAAAGCCGTTATAGCCCTGCTTCAGATCATCCCATTCATTGTGCCCGCGCTGGATAACGACTCGATGATTCTTTCCCTTCCAGGCTAGGGGGGTGGAAGAATGAAAGATGGGATTGATTGCCCCCGCTTGGAGTCGCTGGCTGTAATCCCCTGTCTGGATATCACCTCGCCGTTGCGCATCCCTGATGCGCTTGGCTTCTTCAAGGGTTGGGGCCTCGGCCCTTGCCCTATCTAGCTGCCGCCTCTCGCGGGCCGCTCTGCTCTCGACGGGAGGGCCAAGCCTGCCGCCACGCCTTACGGCATATTGAACTTCCGCGCCCCTTCCGGCGTCATCTTCACGGGCACGCCTGCCTTCTTCAAATTGTCTAGCAGTATTTGCTTGAGTTCGTCGAAACTCTTCGTACCGTCTACTGCTGTAAGTTCCAGCTTCTTTAAGGGAGGCAATCCCTTCGGTGGTGTTGATTTCATTAAACTCTCCCAGGTCAAAAATTGCTATCTGGTCTGCTGCCCCAGCTACATATAGCGCAGTATCTAGGTCAGCATAGACATGAACCCCATCTAAATAATACTTACCGTCAGCCTCGTTAAGCCAGCCCCCCATGTATATGGTATCGCCGCCAAGCTCTTCTAACGACCTTAAATTTCTGAGAAAAGAATCAATTAATCCCTCAGTTAATTCATCTGCGGCGATGGACACCTCGGCTTCTTTAACTGGCGCTACCGCATACCCCCGCGCTGGCACCCCGGTGCCGTCAATGTCAACCGTAAACCCATCGGGGTTGGCCTTTATAAAGTCTATAAGCTCCGATGCCGTTTTACGCCTGACCGCATAGAGTTCTTCTGGGAGCGCTGCCTCTGGCTCTCCATAAACTTCTTGAGATTCTTCGATAGCCGCCGCATCTCTTCCGAGGACATCACCGGCTGGTCTTCCGGCCCCTCTCTCCCCGGCGAGTACCCTTTCATCACCAATGCCATCTCTAATCCTCCGGAACGCTTGAGCGTAATCTGTATTGAGCCTCTCGCCACCACCCGCGCCCAGCTTTTCCCATAAACTCTTTTCGGGATACCACAGCGTGGCCTGCAAATCAGCGATGGTCATGTCAGGATATCCTGACGCCCTCACCTTATCAAGAACTTTATTGGCAATACGCCTGCTGGCTTGTCGGAACCCTCCACTTGATGGGCTGTCCTTGGGCTTTGTTTGTTGCGTGACAATAGCCTGTGCCGCCTTGGCCCACTCAGGCTTCACATATTTCTGCTTCAGTTGCCTCGCTTCACGGAATGCCCTCTCATGTTGAAGCCGAAGATTGTCAGCCAATTCAATGATGTCCACCTCGTCCAGGGACTCCGCTTCCATGATCGTAACAAGACTATCAATCTCAAAGTTTTTCCCAGACTCCAAAAGACTCTCGTAAAGACGGTCGGTTTGCTTGGCCAGAAGCGCAGGGTTGCCAATGATCTTCCCTGACATGCGGCCCATCGTCCGCATCAGCCACATATCTATGGTGAGGGGGTCATAATTACCGATCAGATTCTGATAGAACCCTTGACCGATCTTGGCCCCCATCATGTACGATCCATTCACCGTCGCGTCCATGAGTTCTGCCGAACTGGCAGGGAAACCCATTTTCTTTAACTGTCTTACCGTGAATGATTGGTCAAAGATGTCCCGCGTCCCAGACAGCCCATGATCTTCAATTAAATTGTTAAGAAGCTCAAAGTTTTTCCTCATCGACGGGGCGGCATCTCCCCACCCCTTGTCAGAGAAGCGTCCGTTTCTTTGGTAATCCCTATATGCTTCTTCAGCATACCGGGCGTTGTTCAGGACCGGCGTCTTCTGGCTGGTTATCGCCAGAGAAGCCATGAACAGGAAGCGAGCATCGGGGTCGGTGAGTATCTCAGGATGAATTTCTGCCGCCACTTCCATGGCCTCGGCAACCTTGGCAGTATACCAGTTGGCGGCGTTGCCGCTCTGTTGCAGCGCCCGTAATGCCTCTGCCGCCAGCGCATCCGAAATCAAACCATCCTTTGACTGGTCAGTAACTATATCAACAGGAGATTTCAGGATGCGAAGCGCTCTGCGCTGTAGCCTCTGTGCTACTTCGCCAATTTTAGCTCCTGTTTTGCCAGGAAGTTCCTCGTTGTATGTGAGATCAAGAACCGACAGCGCCCTCGCACGCTTCGATAGCGCCTTGTCGGCAACAACCATATCGTCATTGAGAGCGGACTGAATAGTGTTGATCAGATCGCGGGGCCTCGCCCCTCTTGAGACACGCCGCACTGCAAAGAGTTCGGCGGGGGCATCGGGATGCGCGTGTTCGCTGAGCAATTTCACATAGCCC